AACAGGCCGCTCAGCCTCACGGCTTACTACCCCGTACCGTTCACAAAACGGCGTCTACCGGCTGGCACCGACAAAAACAACTGTGCGGTGTAGCGCTTGCAATACCATTCCGTGCCCTACTGGAAGAACCTTACACTGTCGTTCTTTGCCTGTCAACACTGTTTCTAGTAAGATACGAGAGGCTTAGCGCTGTGGCTTGTTTGAGCTTCGATCCGTGCTATTCAGTTGCTGACAGGCAGAACATTACACGTCCAGTAGCGCACTGTCAACAGTCAATCTCAGGACACTATCCGAGCTTGCAGACGCCCCTATATAGGGGCGCGTCACGGGGCCTGACAGAACAGGGCGCGAGCTGGCAAAGCAAGCAGGCAGAGCGCACCAGGAAGGCGCGGTTCACAGTAAGCGCGACACAGTGTCGCGGGTATGTAGCAGGCGAGGCCGGCAGGAGTGTGCAGCGTGTCTTTGTTGACATGTCACAGACTGTTCGGTCGGTCTAACTGCGCGCGTACCGGACAAGCGCAAGCCATCCACACACCATGAGCACGCTATGAGTGAGCAAGAGTCAAGTTGCTTTCCACTAGACACTAGCTAGGCAGTGAGCTGCCTACCTACATGCATGTAGGGCAGTGTTTGCGGGCCTGCCAGGCAGTTTGACCCCACGATGCCTGTCCGACCTATATATATAGTACGTTCACTCCACGTAAAATTCTGGTGGACGTGGTGTCCGCGCCCGACCTGCGCCCGACTGCCCACCGCGGCCTCTTGGCCGCCGCGATGGTGGTGCATCAGTGGTGGTGCTGGCCGTTGTGCGGCGTGTGGGGTGTGCGGGTGGCACACCCCCGCAGAGTGAAAGCTGGCAGAACGCTGAGAGCCGTTGTGCGGCTACGGCGTGTTTCCGAGGTTACGCTATAGGTGTAAGTAGTACACCGAGGCGGGACACCGCAGCCGAGGTGAGCGGAGTACAGCGAGCGCCTTTAGGGCGCTCGCGCTGTACCTAGTAAAAGCGCTTACCACTAACCCCTTCTAGTCGAAGGGGTTTTGCTTATACACACCGCAGCTCTCACTAATCGCTGCGGTGTACAAGTACAGCCAACTGCGTCTGTCGAAAAATTTCTTTGCCCGCCACGCCGGGAAGTGCCGGTCTGAGCCGGCACCCGTGGTAATGTTCTGCTTGTGGGGAACATGCAGAAGTTCATCGTCTGTGCCGTCACCAGGGACGGCGCTTCGATTCACGCTTTCACTAATCTCGCTGACATTCTCCCCCGCTGGCGGGCGGGGGGTATTGACGCGGTTCCGGTCGCCGTCTTTTACGGCGACGTCAACGACTTCAAAATGGAGTCGGGTATTCGTCGGCTGCCAACCACCATTCCACTTATTCGGGCAGCCGCCCTTTTCCACAATGTCGGTATTGATGTTTCGGTACAGGCGGTTGTGGGTCAGCATATTCGTCGACTCGGCGCGGTGGTCGCGCCGGTATTGATGGAATGGCAGCGGGCGATCGTTAGCGCCAAGGAGGTCGCTGCCTAGCTGAAAGGTTATTGCGGGGTGAGCAGAAGGCCGGTGCGACACGGCCAAGTCCGGTACGCAAGGCCGGGCGACCGATCGGACTGCTTCACGGTGTGGCGCGGAACCCTCAGGTCCGCGACCTTCGCTCGGCACCGGCCCCAACAACAACTGTGCGGTTATGCCCCTGGCACGATTCCGCACCTCACCTCAGATAGGTGCCTCCGGGAGGCTGGCGGTCTCCAAAACCGCTAGAGCCAGGTTCGACTCCTGGCGCCTGTGCGTTTGCTCCCCACCGTCCCACGGGACTGGTGGGGTTTTCTCGTTCCCACACCCGGAGGTCGCTGTGCCCGCACCGCAGCGGCGTTCGGTGGCGCGGAAGAACAGCCAGAAGACGCTCGCTGTCGGGGACGCGAAGCAACTTGTCCTGGACGAGATTGCGAAGGGCGCGAAGCTGGCGGACGCCACCGCGAAGGCGGGGCGGACGGTGGAGACGTACCGCGACTGGATGAAGAAGGATCCGACCTTCAAGGCGGAGGTGCAGCGGCTGCGGGACGCCCGCGCCGCCGGCTACGACGAGCGGCCTGAGGTGCCGGACTTCCCGGAGTTCTGCCGCGACTACCTCGGTGAGCCGTTGTTCCCGCACCAGATGCGGGCCTACGACATCCTGTGCGGCCGGGAGCCGCGGGATCTGCACCCGTCGATGACGTACGAGGCCGGCGAGCAGAGCCGCCTGGTAATCAACTACCCGCCGAACCACGGTAAAGCACTCAAACTGGACACTCCGGTCTTCACGACTGATGGCTGGTCAACGATCGGCGCGCTTCGCGTCGGTGACCGCGTGTTCGCCCCAGACGGGACGCCGACCGCAGTGACCTTCAAGTCCGAGGTTCACCACAAGCCCTGCTACCGCGTCGAGTTCCAGCATGGCGAGTCCGTCGTAGCCTGCGAAGACCACCTGTGGAGCGTAGAAAGCGCCCGCGGCAAGTACGAAACGCTGAGCACGAAGGAACTCGCTACCCGAGGCGGGGAGTTCCGGCTTCCTCGGCATCTGCCCCTGACGGGCTTCGATGACGTCGACTTCATTCTCGACCCGTACCTGCTGGGCTGCTGGCTGGGGGACGGTCACACGTCGGACGGTCGGTTCACGACCGCCGACCCGGAGATCGCGGAAGCGTTCGCCGCGTTCACACCCAAGCTGGTCGCCGGGTCTGACATCACCTACGAGACGCATGGCCTGTATCGAGTGCTAAGCGAGCTGGGGATACGCGGGGCTAAGCACATCCCTGCGGGCTACTTCCAGGGGTCTTCCGATCAGCGACTTGCACTGCTGCAGGGACTGATGGACACGGATGGCACCTGTTCAATGACCGGCCAGGCCTCGTTCTGTTCGACGAATCACGGCCTCGCCCTCGGCGTCCAGTTCCTTGCCGCCTCGCTAGGACTGTGCCCGACTATCCGCGAGGGCCGTGCAACGCTCAACGGCGTTGACTGCGGCCCGAAGTGGACGGTCTGGTTCACGACTACGGAAATGCCCGTGTTCCGCTTGGAGCGGAAGGCGCGGAATCAGCGGGGACGACGACTGCGCGGTGCGAAGGCGCGCAAGATCGCGTGCATCGTCCCCGTTGACACGGTGCCGACACAGTGCATCACGGTCGCCCACGAGTCGCACATGTATCTCGTCGGCTACAGCCTGACTCCGACGCACAACACGACGACGTTCTCCATCAACTACGTCACGTGGCTGATCCACCGTAACCCTGGCATCTCGATCGCTCTCGTCTCGAAGTCGCAGGGGTACGCGAAGAAGATCCTGAACGGCGTGAAAGCCCGGCTCACGTCGTCGGCGTACCGGGATATGCATTTGAAGTTCGCCCCGGACGGGGGTTGGCGCGACCCGGACCAGTCGTGGTCCGCGACGATGATCTACGTCCAAGGGAAGTACGACGGCGAGACGGAGAAGGAACCCACCGTCGAAGCGGTCGGGATGGGCGGCGCCATCTACGGCGGCCGGTTCCACACGATCATCCTGGATGACGTCGTGGACAACGAGAACGCGCACCGTTTCGACGACCAGACCGACTGGCTGATGACGATTCTCGACTCCCGCCTCCCGCCGGACGGCGGCCTGCTGATGGTGCTGGGGACGCGGCTCGCCCCGAACGACCTGTACGGGAACTTGCGGAAGCTACTGAACGAGGACGACGAGCAGTTCTTCACCTACTTCGCCCAGCCGGCGGTCCTGGACTACCACGACGGCGGCGAGTGGGAGTGTCTGTGGCCGTTCCAACTCGCCCACGAGGAGCACGACGAAGCCGAGCTGCGGTGCATGGCCTGCTACGCCACCGACTGCGACCACGACCAGCAGGTGTGGATGAAGCCGCGGTGGAACAAGAAGCGGCTGGCGAAGAAACGGTTCCCGCTCGGTGAGCGCCGCTGGTCACTGGTGTGGCAGCAGCAGCAGATCCCGGACGACGCGACGTTCAACCAGCGTGCGGTGGAGGCGTCGATCAACCGTTCCCGCCAGCCGTCCGTGATGCGGACGGGCGCGATGGGGCACCGCCAGTTGGGGATGCAGGGCCTTTACGTCATTGGTGGTCTTGACCCGGCAACGGTGGGGCACACGGCGATGATGGTGGTCGGGCTGGACCGGATCAGCGAGAAGCGTTGGGTGCTGGACGGCTTCAACCAGGCGAACTGTTCACCGACGACCCTTCGCCAGACGGTGATGCGCCTGACCGACACCTACAACATCAACGAGTGGGTGATCGAGCGGAACGCCTTCCAGCGGTTCCTCACTCAGGATCCGCAGTTGAAGTCGTTCCTCCAGTCCCGCGGCTGCCGCCTGACGGAGCACTACACGACCGCGAACAAGGTGGACCCGGATTTCGGCGTGATGTCCCTGGCGCCCCTGTTCGACTCTGCCGGCACGCCGCAGGCGAACGGCGGCGGGGGTGCGTGGAAGAAGGATTTCGAGAACTCGTTGATCGAACTACCGGATGACCGCCAGTCGGCGGTGATCTCGGAGCTGGTGAAACAGCTTGTGATGTGGGAGCCGTCCGGCCTGTCCCAGTCGACGAAGACGGACCTGGTGATGGCGTTGTGGTTCACGGAGATCGCGGTGAAACGGATCTTGGGGACCGGCCGGCAGATGAAGACGCACATGGATAACCCGTTCGCCAGTAAAGCACGCCTCCGGGATCGGGGGGTCATCAACCTTGCCGAGCACCGCGAAGCGATGCGCGCTCAACGAGAGGCGGTGTAAGTGACTGCACCAGTCGTGCATGGCCGGGTGGATCGC